CGGTTATAGACATCTCCTGTCCAAGACACACGCACACAGCGGTATTAATCTTTCTTTTTTTGACTGGACGTTTGTGGCACTAGCATAAAGATCACCAACAGCCACTTCATACATTACGACCAACTCCATGCAATTATGTACGTGCCAAAGATGACAAAGGCCACAAGGCAGGCTGCGGCAATCAATGCTTCAGCCCAGTCCCGCATGATTAGACGGGCGGTGTTTTAGTGGTTTCTTTAGCCACGAATCTTATCCGCCGTGCTTTGCGAGATTAGGTTTGCGCTAACTAAGAAGTCAAGCAACTCAGTAGCCCCAGCCAACTCTTTAGGTAGTTCTGCCTTCACAGTCTTAATCTCAGGCGCTGCATCACTGTCCCACTTGGTCTTCTCTGCCAGCGTCATGCCAGCGCGAAAGTCATCAGCAGTCCATTGGCGCGGGGCTGGTTCGGCAGGGGGAGGTGGCTCTGGCTTTACCAAAGCACCATTTACCCAGCCATCGCCATTAACAGCATCATCAGGCACTTGGGTGTCGTAAAACACAGCAACGTCAGGGTGGTAGATTTCTGCGGGGTTGCTGTGCGCAACATCACGAATTTTGTCGTTTTCAATCCATGCGTATTTCATTTAGTATCCCTCTGTGTAATAGAGAATGACAGCGCCAACTCCACCAGCACTATTAGAACTACCACCACCAGCACCACCACCCGGGCCACCCGGGCCACCACTACTACTACCACCACTACTACCACCACCACCACCACCACCAAAACCACCAGTACCACCAATACCATCACTAGCACCACCACCGCCACCAAAACCACCAGCACCGCCAGCATTACCAGCACCACCACCACCACCCGGGCCACCCGAGCCACCAGAAAAACTACCCCCAGCACTACCACCCCCAGAACCGTCTAAGTTTTGGTAACATAACTGAATAAAAAGGCTTTCATTTGTCCCCCGACCAGACCCAGAACCACCAGCTACGCTGGTGCCGGCAGTCCCGCCGGGCGCGCCTATCCCTACCCCGCCAATTTTGCCTACAGTTGCTGAAGCCCCAAACGCACCCACCCCAGCAGTACCGCCGCCGCTACCAGTAAAGCCGGTAGTTGCACCGCCAGCGCCACCGTTGTTTCCAACGCCTGCTCCCCCGCCCCCTGCTAAAGACCCATCAACAGTAGATGCTCCACCATTGCCACCCATTCCACCACCACCACTTTTTCCAGTTGAAGTACCTGTAGTTGCTCCACCAGCACCGCCATCTCCATAAAATGAGCCAGCGCCGCCACCGCCACTCTGGGCGCCGGCTGAAGCACCACCATTACCGCCAGAGAACGTTAAAGCTCCACGCAATGTGCTAGATGCTGTACCAGCACCGCCAGTTCCTCGGGTAAAGCCACTTGCACTAGTTCCACCTGTTGCTGACAGCAAAGTGCCAAACGATGATGTTCCAGCAGCGGCTCCGATTGTTATTGTTGGCAAAGTTTGCCCCGGTATTACATCAACAATGCCATAAGCAAATCCGCCGCCACCGCCACCAGCAGTAGCGCCATTACCTCCACCACCAAATACTGCAACGCCTATTTGATAGACGTTTTGCGGAACTCTTTCCGCAGAAGTTGTTGCAGTTATTCTTTTAACCGTTGTCCACCTTGGTGGAGCTACACGGGTTGCATAGTTTGGCGGCAACCCAAAGCCGTACATACCTTGATTCATTAGAAGTCACCTCCATAAGCAATTACACGAACACCGGTCTGTGCTACCGATGTAGTAGCTCGCAATGAATATCCTGTTGGCAATGTTAAAGGCATTACGTTTGAGTTGCTGTTACTTGACAAGTTAGCCGCAAATGCTGGTACTGTCGTGCTTGAGGTAATTGCAATCACTGGAACTTGCTGCCACAAAAAGTAAGTTGTTCCATCAAAAATAAACAGATTTACAAGCCCGGCCACTGTTGTAGCCACACCTTGAACCTCGATGTAGTCAATCCGAGTACCAGATGCGCCAGCCGTGAGAATCGTTCCGACTGTTGTTGGCGCAGTCAGTGATGTGTCTGCCGTTGTTAGATTTGCTGACCCCACTTTGGGGGTTGATGCGTATTGCGCTGAGGTTGACATAGTTACTCCTTAAATTAAACCAAAGCCTGAAGATTGCATTGTTGGCGCAGTAGTTCCACCAGTAAATTGAGTTACAAACCCTTGCGCTCCACTAGATGCTGCTGTACTTTGCCACGTTGTCCCGTTGCTTGTTAGTACATTACCTGATGTGCTTGGAGCCACAAAGGTCGGTGCTGATGTGCCGTTGCCTAAGATGACATTGTTGGCGGTAAGTGTGGCAAGGCTTGTGCCGCCGTTGGCAACTGGGAGAGTTCCAGTTACACCTGTGGACAATGGCAAGCCTGTCAAGTTTGTTGCCACACCTGATGTTGGTGTTCCCAATAAGGGCGTTACCAACGTGGGGCTAGTATCTAATACCATCTTGCCAGTGCCTGTCACTGCATTACTAAGCGTTACACCACCATAGGTCAACGCGCCACCAACCGACAATGTACCAACACCAGACATATCGCCTGTTGTATCAGCAACTATTACAACGCTATTTTGAACTATCTTTCCAGTTGTACCGTCAAACCTTGTGATGGCATTGTCTGTTGCAGAAGCTGGGCCAGATACATCGCCAAAGCCTGTGCCAACTGCCGCAATGGTCTGGTTAGGCCAAGTGCCTGAAACTGTGACGTTTGCACCCGCCACAATGCTAGGGGTTGATGTTGCTGTACCTCCATTTGCTACGGGGAGAAGACCAGTCACACCAGTGGTTAAAGGCAGCCCCGTTGCATTGGTTAGTACAGCCGCAGATGGTGTTCCAATATTAGGCGTAACCAAAGTAGGTGAGTTAGCAAATACTAAACTGCCAGTGCCTGTTTCATCGGTCACAGCAGAAGCCAAATTAGCAGATGATGGCGTGGCTAAGAAAGTAGCTACGCCAGCACCCAAACCACTAACACCAGTTGAAATTGGCAATCCGGTTGCATTTGTCAACGTAACAGATGTTGGTGTTCCAAGAATGGGAGTGACCAATGTAGGGCTAGTTGACAGAACAACATTACCTGAACCAGTAGAAGTTGTCACACCTGTACCGCCGGACAACACTGGTAAAGCAGTACCTAAAGACAAGCTAGGTGCATAGTCAAACGCTACACCTACGTCTGTACCAGTGTTATAGAGCCAAGCTTTCTTGCCGTTAGGGATGCTTACACCCGTCTGGCCGCTAACCTTAACAGTGACGGCAAATCCACCGACAGAGTTGTTAAAAACAAGGTAAGGCTTTTGGATGGCCGGAACATTGATTGTCCCTGCGGCTGTCAAAGTAGCTGTAACGTTTAAAACAAACGCACGGGCGGTCTGGGACGCGTTTGTATCAATTAGCGTATATGTGGCTACGTTAGACGTAAAGTCAGCGGTGACAGAAGTAGCAGTGCCTACGATGGCTTGCTCAACAGCAGTACCAAGGTTGGCGTTTGTGGTTACACCCCATACACCAGACTGTGCGCCAGTTGGGATTAGCTCAATCTTTAGGTTTGAGTAGGTACTTGGCATGATCTACCTTTAGTTTGAACTGCGAATTAACGCCGCCGTAGCAGTGTTAGCAGGCATTGTAATTGTGAAATTGGAAGATGTCTTGTCCGACCCAAAATCCAACACAGCGATAGACTTGTTGCCTTGGGTAACGTTGTAGATCAAAGCGCAACGAGCCGTCACGGATGCGTTAAACACCACATCAGCAAAGTCTACAAAAGCTGTATATTCAGAGGAACTAATAGTTACACCTGTAAGCGTTACTCCGCCTGCAACATACCCACCACCACTTACTTCGTTAGTTGCGCTGTACACGGTGGTAGCTTCGTTTAAATCAGCCGCAGCCGTGTACAAAGCGATCTTTAACGTATTGGAAGATAGGTTATGAACGCCTGTATAAAGCTCTGTTTTAAAGCTGGTCGTTTGGGTTTGAAGGATACTACTCACGATACTTCTATCCTTGTCTCAGTACGGAAACTATCTGTTTGTTGTTTTCCATCGCCCAAGTTCTTAAGTAAAGCAATAGCTTGAACGTACCGTTCTTGGTACAACTTATACATGCCGTCGTCCGTTCCGCTTTTCATGTATACACCTGACTCACACAACGTACCGTACAACAACGCAGAACTAAAATGCTCACTGAGCCATGTGGTTGTTGCTGTAACAATCGACTCAGGCATAATAAAATAACTTAGGTTTGTGACTAATGCAGAACTAGGAGTAGGCCCTAAAATAAACTGCAACTGAGTCACAGGCGATGAGGGGCCGTTAAGTGCGTAATGCTTTGGAATTCCTGTTGTAGCAGGGTTAGGATAAGCCTCTTGCATGAACGCTGGGTCTTTGTTGAGCAAGTAAATATAATTCCCACTTGCATTAATCACAGCAAAAGAATACACGGATAACAGATCTGTAGGCGCATTAAAAGTATTTACGCTTGGTGTTAAAGCAGTACTTGATGTCTTACGTAAGTTAGCCAGTTGTACAGTGTTATAGATGCGCTGCTCCGCCTGCTGAATCATGGTATTCATGTCAGTAGTGTCGAAGGTGTTCTGCGTGTAATCGCTTACCGCAGTCACCAATTGAGCATAAGTCAACGAACCTAGTGTTGCCATACAAACCTTAAGCCATTGGGCCGCGAGCCATCAAACCTTTAGTAGCCGCGCCTGTACCACGGACTTTAATGCCACTGGTCTTAGCTGCTGGCTGTGCACGACGATTAATGTTACCTACAGACATATTGACTGTATTGGCATCACTGTGGTCAGGGCCAGAACCGGGGTTGTCAGTAGCTTTAACAACTTTGCCAGTCATTGTGTGTGGTGTGGCATAGACCTTGGCATCGCCAACTTCTTTACCCATCATTTTTTTGCTAAATGTAGCCATGATTAACCTCGTTTCTGTGCGGCAATCTTTGCCAAGTTACGACCCATAGTCTTCATATCGGTATTGGTTTTACCCTTACCTTTGCCTTTTCCGCCGTGCATCATGCTAGCAATAGGGCCGCTGTCACCAAGGTTTTTACCCTCAGTTTTACCCTTTTTAGCTATGCCGTCGGCTGATTTTGTAAATGCCATTTTAATCTCCTTAAGATACTGTAACTGTACCAACAAATGTCGTTGCCACCAAGTAGTTTGGTGTTAAACCTACATCATTAAAACTGGCTCCCCCTACTGGATTCCAGCCCCATTGAATGTCCCGTGAACCACCTGATAAATTACCAGCAGCATTAACGCCTGAAGTAACATACGTTGTGTCTTTACGTGGGTTACGCAAAGCTTGTGGATCGTCCACAGGAAATGTTCCAAGCATCAACTGTGGCTGATCTGGATCCCAGCACTCTGGACAAACTAACAACTGATATTTACGCTGCTTAATGATCTCAGTCTTAAGAGCCTTAAGTTGATACTGTTGCCCACAGCGATCACATTCAGCAATCGCTATCTTGCCGGATGCAAACCTATTTCCCATTACGTACTACCAATAAACATCTGACGAGGAACAAACCTAATCGCTGCTTTCTCGCGGTCTTCACCAGCGGCAATCTCAAAAGTCTCATCGTAAATCTGTTTGAGCATCTGAATACGTGGCATTAATTCAGGAACTTTAATAGCAATGTGGTAAGCCAAACCAGCTACAAGACATGGCAAAAACCGGAAGTTCATGTCAGCAGTTTCTACACCAGCGCCAGCATCCTGTACTCTACGCAGTCGATAGTAAACAAATTGGTAAGGTGTGCTGTTATCTGGTGTAGGCCAGACAGTAACCGAAGGAAGTTGAGGAACAAAAATAGCCGCACCACTTGTGTGTCCGACTGCTGTGGTGTTGTTCTGTCCACGGAATACACCACCTAGGGTATTCCCTGTAACGTATGTGTAGTAAATATCTTCGCTATCAATACGGATAAAACCCGATCCGGCCAATCCAACTACTGTACTAAGCGTAATCGTATCTGCTGTAGAAGTAATAGTTGCACTAAGCGTTGAAGACGTTGGATTAGTTTCACCAGACAATCTTTGAATCCATACTTGGATTGGCCTTGCTTGGCTAAGTTTATTTGGAATAGTCGCATAGGTAGAAACACTAATACGTGTAATAGTTAAATCAGCTTGAGTAGAAGCTGTATTAGATCCAGTACGAATAACATGTTCTAACAAATCAATAGTATCTGTAGGTAGTGCATACGTAGCTAAACCCGGAGTTAGGTTAATAATTCCCTGCTCCATCGTCCACATGTTGATACCCTTGGATTGCCATTCTATAGTCATCAGATTCATAGAGCGGCGGGCAGTTCTAAGGTCATAACCAGTACGCATCTCA